CCCCGCCGGTCTCGAGCGCTTCTAATGCTCGAGCAACTTGCGGCGGGCGCACTCTCGGGCGGCCTCTCGTATCTCGGGGCCGTCGAGGAAAGGCATGCCGCCAAACGAATGGCGGCAGAGCAAAACGCCTTCACCGAGCGCATGTCGAACACCTCGTATCAACGCGCCACGGCGGACCTCAAAGCCGCCGGCCTCAATCCAATGCTCGCCTACACCCAGGGGGGCGCATCTGCCCCCCAGGGTGCGGGCTACGCCACGGAAAACCTCACGGAGTCAGCGGTTTCTTCGGCTCTCGAATCATCCCGCCTTCGCCGGGAACTCGAGGAAACCGAATCCCGCATCGACGTGAACAACTCCTTGCAGGAATTGCAGGATGAACAAAAGAGGCTCACCAGGGCCTCTGCAAAAACCGTTGAATCTCAGCTACCAAAAAAAGAGCTTTCCGGCGGCTTCTTCCAGTCCGTCGGCAAGCTCTGGCAACGCATCAAAAACTTCTCTCGACCTATCGTCGATAAATCATTCCAAGACTCACCCTATAAGGGAGGAAAGTAAAATGTCCATGATTCCCCACTCCGACCGTCAACTCAGCAAACCTCGCGGCGCCAAACAGTCTATGGCCCGCGAATGCGACGTGAATCACATCGTCGCTCAGTCCTACCGACTCGGGGCTATTCCCCAGGCGAGGACTCAACCCCCACACTTCGTAGATCTTCAGGGTCTACCGGACTTCCATCAGTCCATCACGCTCATCACTCGCGCCAAGCAGGCTTTCGACCTGCTTCCGGCGCAAATCCGCAAAGCTTGCGGCAACGACATCCGCGGCTACGTCAGCCTCATGACTGACAAAAAACGTCGGGAAGAGGCGATCTCTCTCGGGCTACTCAAGGCCAAATCTCCTTCAACAACGGCCGAAAAAAAACCCGAAACGCCTCCCAAACCCGACATCAAAAAAGAGGCATAGTCAATGCCTCCACCTCTCGACGCGGACGTCGTCTCTTCACTCTTAAATCTCGTCGCTACGCTCATCTTGAGCTTCTTCGTCAAGCGACGTATCCCCAAGAAATAAGCTCGGCGAGGCGAAGCCGAGCGAGCACCGCCTCCGGCGGTTCTTGTCAAAGCACGGGGGGGNTCGGGGGGCAATGCAAATTGCCCCCCGACCCTCACGTGCTTTTTTATTCCAGAAAAAAGCACACAAATCTGTGGTGGGTCCGGTCACGGACTGCCTTAACACCCTTGATATATAAGGCAGGACTGACACCAGTCAGTCCCCACCACCCCTTGACAACGATCACGTTGTCATCTATATTAAACACATGAAAAAACTCTCTGCCGATCTCACTAAGGCAACGGCGGTCACGATTAACAAACTACGTGCCGCCATTAAAAAACAAATCAAGCTTGAAAAAGCTTGGAAAAAAAAACATGGAGGGTTATAAAATGTCTCAACGCTCGAAAATGCATCCCCGCCAGTCCCGCCGTTACTTCTCTCGTACGGCGGACTCCCGCAACACCCGCCGCGAAAACTTCCTCCCGCAAGCCGGAACTCCCGGCCCCATGCGTGGAGGCATCCGCCTCTAGGCGGTGCCGTGCTTCTCTCCACTCCCCATATTGCGCGGCGGTATCCAACCTTCTGGAAAGCGGTCGATCATTTTCTCACGCAAACCATACGGCGTCTCAACGGATACCGCCGTGCCATGCGGGAAGTGTCTGGGCTGCATGCTCAAACGCGCAAGAGACTGGGCCGTTCGCATCCATTGCGAGAATCAACAGCACAAGGCCAGCTCTTTCGTCACTCTTACTTACTCGCCCAAGAACCTCCCGCCCAAGGGCTCCCTGGTCAAACGTCACCACCAACTCTTCCTGAAAAAACTCAGGAAGAAACTGAATCATTCGATCAGGTACTTCCTTGCCGGTGAATATGGCGAGCGCTTTCAGCGTCCCCATTACCACGCCATCCTGTTCGGCGAGGACTTCCGCTCCGACAGGGTTCTTTACTCTAAACCGGCAAAGCATCCGCTCTATCAGTCGCCAACTCTCGACGAGGCCTGGGGCCTCGGTAAATGTCTCATCGGCGACGTTACCATGGCTTCTGCTGCGTACGTCGCTCGCTACGCATTGAAAAAAACCTACGGAGAAAAAGCCCATGCGCACTACCAAGGCCGTCAGCCGGAATATATCGCAATGTCTCGGGGAGGTTCCGTTAAAGGCTCTCACGGCCTTGGTGCCTCCTGGTTCCAGAATCATCACCGCGACGTATTTCCCTCTGATGAGGTCATCGTCAACGGTGTTCGCCAAACTCCCCCGCCGTATTACTTTACTCTGTTTGAACGAATGGATTCGGCAGCTGCCCAAAAAATCAAAGAGGCTCGTAAAGAATTTGCTATAACCGATCATCCAGAGGACAAAACTCCAATGCGCCTTTGGACTCGCGAGCGCGTCCAAAAAGCGCGCGCACAAATGCTCTTCCGGCCTTATGAGGCCGGACAAAATGAAACTAAGGAGAATGAAACATGAGCCACAAACAGGTGTTTTCTATCCGCGATTCCAAGGTCGGCTACTTCGGACCTCCCATGATCCTTCGCTCTACTGGCGAGGCGATCCGGGTCTTCACGGACGCCTGCCAGGATTCAAAGTCGCAACTCTTCAAACACCCCGAGGACTTCTCTCTTCATCTCATCGGTGAATACGATGAACTCAAAGGGCAGATGATTCCTCTGCCCCACATTAGCTACGGCTCGGGTCTCTCGTTCATGCCGAAACCCCCGCAGGCCGAAGTCGTCGAAAGCATCCAGGCGCTACACAACAAGTAAAACTTCAATCCCCCGGGGCCGCTCTCAAAAAGCGTAAGTCCCCGGGGTATCTTCTTCACAGGAGGCCTCACCATGCAGACCGTAATGCAAAATCACCAGTTCGCCAACGTTCCCGACGTTCAGATTCCTCGTTCTCGCTTCGAACGTAAATCCGGCCATAAAACCACGCTCGACGCCGGATACCTCGTTCCGATTTTCGTGGACGAAATTCTTCCCGGCGACTCCCACAATCTCGAGCTTCACCTCTTCGGCAGGCTCGCTACCCCGCTCAAGCCCGTCATGGACAATCTCTTTCTTGACTACTTCTTCTTCTTCGTTCCCTCTCGGCTCCTCTGGACCAATTGGGAACGCTTCAACGGCGCACAGGACAATCCCGGCGACTCGACGGACTTTCTGGTCCCCGTCGTCACCACGCCCAGCGGCGGCTACGCTCTTGGTTCCATCGGAGACTATTTCCGTCTTCCTATTCTCGTTGACGGCATGCCTGACGTCAACGCTCTACCCTTCCGGGCTTACAACCGCATCTTCGACGATTGGTTCCGCGACCAAAACCTCGTCGATTCTTCTCCCCGCAACGTCGGTGACGGCCCCGACGCCGAAACGGACTACGTTCTCCGTCGGCGCGGCAAACGTCACGATTACCTTACCGCCTGCCTGCTGACTCCTCAGAAGGCGGCGGACATCCTTCTCCCTCTCGGCGGCACCGCACCGCTCGTCGATACCGGCTTCCCTGCCTCCCTTGGTGGCGTTAACGTTTCCTTCTTCCAGGACGACGGCGGCGGCCCTGATCCCATTACCATCGGGGCTTTACCTTCCACGCCGAACATGGCGTCTAGCCAGACCGCAGGCGTCGGCGGTGAAGTTATCACCGCTGTCACTTCCGCCATTCCCATCAGCGGCGCGACGATCGCCGCCATCGCCGAGGTGGACCTCACCGCCGCTTCTGCCGCCACCGTCAGCGCCTTCCGTCAGGCTATGCAACTACAGGTCTTTTACGAACTGGACAATCGTGGCGGCACTCGCTATACGGAAATCATCCGGGCACACTTCGGCGTCGTGTCCCCCGACGCCCGTCTACAGCGTCCGGAATATCTCGGCGGCGGCTCTCAGCAAATTCACATCCAGCCTGTTGCTCAGACCACGCCCAACGGCACTCCGTCAGCCAATGACACGCTCGGTAACCTCGCGGGCTTCGGCACGGTGTCCTTCGACGGCCACTGCTTCGTCAAAAGCTTCACCGAACACGGTTATATTCTCGGCATCGTCTCGGTCCGGGCGGACCTCACCTATCAGCGCGGCATCGATCGCATGTGGTCCCGCCAAACCCGGCCCGAGTTCTATCAGCCCGCCCTCTCTCGCATCGGCGAGCAGGCCGTCCTCAACAAAGAGGTTTACGTTATGGATCAGGCTACCAATGATCCCGGCACCGGCCTACCTTACAACGACGGCGTCTTCGGCTACCAGGAACGCTACGGCGAGTATCGCTACATGAACTCCGGCATCAGCGGCCTGTTCCGCTCGGAGGCTCCCGGTACCATTCATGTTTTCCACCTGGCTCAGCAATTCGGCGTCGCGCCGTTCCCCGTTGGAACGCCGCCCCTCCTCGATCAGACGTTCATCGAGGAAAATCCGCCGGTCGACCGCGTCATTGCGGTCCCCAGCCAGCCTCATCTCATCCTGGACTGCTTCTTCAACCTCGTCTCGGCCAGGCCGATGTCCGTTTACTCTGTCCCCGCCGGTCTCGAGCGCTTCTAATGCTCGAGCAACTTGCGGCGGG